TTTGATTACCGTCGTTGTGGAGTTGGCCGCCACATTCCCATTTGCCGTGAAGGTGGTTTTGTTCGCCCCGCACCCGTTCCCATAGAGCATCCACCCACACTGAGCCAGATAGACGTTGAATGGCCACTGGACATTGAACAATTCTTTGTCGCTCTTTATCTTCAGGGACATTCCAGACCGTCCCAGGGGGTCGATATCGGCAACCCGCCCATTGAAAAGGACAAATCCGCCGGTTGCGTTCGAGTTCCAGTCAGGGTAGAACAGACGCTGCAGTTTCACCCTGGCCCCATCGAGTGCCCCCAATCGGCACGCCTGCAACCATCCTACATTTCCGATGTTGGCCGTGGTCGGGTAGATCTCAACCTCCAGTTCATCAACCTCGATCCCTCTCCGGAGGCTCAACCGTCCTCTATTGATAAGGATCCCGTTTGCGCTGTAGTTGGCCGAATTGTAAGAAACGTCCCTATCGAGGGACGTGTACCGGAGGACTGTCGCGTCAACGAGGGTAATATCGTAGATTTCGGCCATGTAAAACTTGGTCGAATTGGCAAGCAGGTTGATCAGGTTATTAGAAGCGGTTCTCATCCGAAGTTTCCCAGCCGTCCGATAAAGGAGACCTCTTTGGCCTCCCAGAGTCGGCTCATAAACTGCGAAACGTTAAACTCATCGTCCAGGAAACGGACCCGATAGCGGTATTGAAATGTAGCTGTCAGGACCGCACCATTTGCAGGGGCCGAGTTATTCCCAAAGGTAACGATGCCAGTGGTCAACCCTACCGTGTAATTGTTAGCGCTGATCGCGTTGTTGTTGGCATAGAGTGAGGTCGTGTTCGCCGCAATCTCCGTGCAAATCTCGATCAGGGTGAAGCCGTTCGCCCCGAAGGTGCGAAGGAGCTGAAAGGTTTTCGTGTTTCCGTCCCCTGTCCCTATCGAGGAGTTGTTCGCGTTATTGTCGCTCGAATCGTTATAGAGGAACGTATCGAAGGGACCTTTCATCTGCAGATACAGACCGAGGAGTTGACGGAGTTCGTTGTAGCTTCCCTTCTCCCGGAGTAGCTCATAGGACAGGTTAAACTGCCACATGGGATAGACATACTGAGAGGCTCGCGCCTCCTTCCCGGAGACTGATCGCTGAATTAGCGTTGAAAAGATCGGAGTCTTTTCCTGGTTCCATTTGAGGCCTGGCAAGACCGGAAACACTGAGTTAGAAATGGCACTCCCTCCTATCCTCTAAAATTCCGCGCGTGTTTTCTCATCGCCGAGGAAAAGGTCTTAGCGTTTCGTCCCACGAATTTCGCAAGGTCCTTAGCATCCCAGGACTGAAAGTTGTTAACTACCCTTCCTCCTCCTTCTCCGCCTCCACCTCCACCGCGAACCATCCCCCGCACTCCTTCGGCCAAATTGGCAGGGAGAACCATTTCACGGGCGTGAATCATAGTGAGGGAATCTCTATCAACGTCCCATCCTCCTTCCGCCGCCGCGCCTGCCATTGCCATAGGAAGGAAAGCCATGATTCCAGCATATGTGGAGGCCGCCACTCCAGGACCCATGGCCCAACCCACAACGGGAATGGCCGCCACGGATGCCCAGGCTGCCGCCGCTCCTATTGCAGCCTCCGAGGTAATCTGGGTCACGGCTTTTGCAGCCTGTGTGGCTTTCCCGAACAGCAGTATCATAATCTGGGTTTCAAGCCAGTTTTCAGCAATCTTCAAAAAAACATTAATGAAGGATTGTAAGATCGACTGCAAAATCGTCTGAATACCTTGCCTCAATGTCATGGTCCCCAGAATCATCCCCTGTACCACGGAAGAGAAGGCACTTTTAACGGGAGATAGAAATTCATTCCAGACCCTCTTTTGATCTAAGGCTGCCTTTTGTTGAATTTTTTGCGTTTCTTTTCCATGCTGGCTCGTGATCTGTGAAATCTGGTTCTGAATCTCCTGCCACTTCTCGGGGTATTTTTCCCATATCTGGGCAATCTGCTGCAGTTTTTTAAGTTCTGCTGCGTATAGATCGTTTTCTATTTTTAGGTTGATCTCTGCCAGCTTGTCAGCCGTGATCAATCCCATCTGTTGTTTAAATTCTGCATCCCCCCTGGCTATCTCCGCGCTTTTCCTGGCCAGTTCCATCTCTCCCTGAAGTTTTTTTGCAATCCATTCCTTCCCTTCGGTCTCCCCTTCGGTGCCGGTCATACCGGAGATGGAGCCTGCCCTCGCCGTGTCCATCGCGTCAGCGAATTCCTTTTCGAGGGCCAGCTTTTCCCGGAGGGTCCGAGCGTAGGACTCGGTGTCTTTACGGTTGTACGTCTCCAGGATGGAAAGCTTTGTTTCCTGGATCGCAATGAGCATCGGGAGGTTTAATTTATAGTTATCCGCCTGTCTGGACAACCAGTCGAGATCGTTTTTTATATCGTGATCTCTGAAATCCTCTGACAACTTATCTCGTTTCGCCAGGGCGTCCTCATGTTCCTTGCTTCCCTCCCCATAAGCCCTCGTTATTGCGGAAAGATAATCTTCCGCTGCATTTAGACGTACTTCCCACCCTTTTCTTTCGGCCTCCATTTCAGATGTTGCCTTAGCCAATGTGATATCAAGCTCTTCCTTGGCGAGCCTTTTTTGAGCGTCAAACATCTCCTTTCGGACATCCAACCAATCCTTCGAGCCTTTCTTTGTGATATCGAGTTTACTTTTCCAGTAGTCAACCTCTCTCTGAATGGAGAACCCGAAGAAGCCCTTTTCGAGGATCTCCGCCGTCTTCATCTCTTCGAGCTTGTCTTTCCATTTGGAGACAGGGCTTTCCCCAATTCCTTCGGGAAATGTCTTGGTATCCGTTCCCGTGGGCGCTTCCGTTCCCTTTCCATAGGGACTGTCAGACCAGAGAGCCTTGATAACTTTATAGGCATCCGTAGCGTTTTGTTTAATCAAATCCCCGAATTTTCCAAGATCCTTAGAAGCATCGGAGGCCCCGTCCCTTATCGCTTCCCATGCCCCCATGAAATCACCTGCGACATAGAGAATTGAAGCTCGAAGAAGTCCGGCCAGAATATCATTTATGGCAAGCAAGGGACCGACAATTCCATTGACAATTATATTTACGGAAGCCCCCAAGACTTCAAGTACCGTGATAACCCCCTTAATAGCCTCGATGATTATATTTATGGCCGTGGGGCCAACCATTCCGAACCACCCGGAGAGATTGGCAAGTTGAGGAAGGAGTTCCATTCCGATCTTGATCTTTAGTGACTCAAAAAGACTTTTCATTACATTCAGCTTTTGGGAATACTGCTCGATCTTGTCTGTTGCCTGGTCACTCAGTTCAAGCCCGAAGCGTTTGGCGATCTCCGCCGCCTCAGTCATCACCCGATTATTCAATCGGATCAATTCATAGACATTGGCCGCGCCTCTTCCGAAAGCATATAGGGCAAATTGATTCCGGTCCGCGCCGGCCTTATATTCATACATGGTTCGAATGGCTGCGCTGAAAATCTCTGTTTGGCTCAGGAGTGCCCCGTTGACATCCCGTGTCTTTAACCCGAGCTGATTTAGGGCCTCCTCTCCGCTCTTGACGTGCATCATCAGACGCATATTTGCGCCGATATAGGTCTCTGTACTGACGCCGATCATCTTCAGGGCCACGTTCAGATGAGAAGCAGATTCTGATGTGATGCCCATGACCCGACTTAATTTCTCGATGGATTCCTTGTATGCGATTGCGGATTCAGTCGCCTCCTTCATAAATCGCACGGATACAACCGCCGCGATAGCCGCCGCGATCTTTGGCCCCAACCCCCCGAGACTCGCGAGCACTCCGTCAAACGCCCCCTTGAGACCACTCATCGAGGAGGCAACACCGGTGTTTAGTTTATCCAGTCCACCGCGCATTTGGTTCACGCCATCATTGACCGCCCTGTTCGCCTGGTCAAATCCGGCCTTCATCTGATCAGAGGTTGCGCTGATTACAGCTTCAATCTTGAAATCGTTTGCCATTACTTTTTCTCTACTACTCCAGCCCCACCGAAAGCGTTAAGGAGATCGTCAAGACTCGCATCGTCTTCATCCTCTGCTTTCGGTTTTATTCCCATGTACGCCGCCACCAGAATATGGACTGGCGGATGATCACTCCAGTATCGATTCATCGCATAAAGGCGGGGAAGCGTCACAAACTCATCGATATGCTCCCACGTCCACCCGCAGGAGGCTGACAGATGGGCATAGAGGGCATCCCAGTCTATGCGCTCCCCGCCACCGTTTCCCCCTGTTTAATGAGCCCGGATACTCCCATGATCGCCGGTATAACCTGCATGAGGTTTCCGAGGTCAACGGCCTCTTCCACTTCCTCAACGGTCAGGTCCGGGTAATTACGAGATAACGACAGAAGGATCACTTTGACGATAGTGTCTGTCTGGTCCATCGTCAGGGATCCAGGTTGACCCAGGTCCGCCGTCTTCAGGGATTCGAGAAGAGGCAGGGCCTTCTTTAGCCGCGCTAAATTTAAGGGGGGAACGACATACTCCTTTCCCCCCATCTTGATCGTGGTGCCCTCAAACATGATGTTCGCCTCCTTGCAGGTTAGAGGTTAATAAATCTCAGACAAGCTCCAGGAGCCTACCACGTCAGATCCGTCAGCCATCGCGCTGAAGTCAAACTCAGGGATATTGAAGTCTTCGATCTTCGTCCCGTGAGAGAGCTTCGTTGCTACGCATTGGTTCAGAATCATTGTCATGTGCTTTGCCCTTCGGTTCTGATTCAAAACAATTTTGAAGAAGGGCGACAGCCCAAGGAGCTGGTTGTTGATCGTGTAAACCTGCCCTGTAGCGTTGGCGTTGTTGGCCGTGTAGCTATACGAGATCTTCATGGCGATATTTGCGTCGTTCGCTGCGAACGTATACAGCCCGTTTGCAGCAACCACGTACTGGCCAGCCGCGCCTGCCGCCGAGTTCCGGGATAGGAAGGCCAAATTGCTTGCATACTGGACACCCAAGTCAAGATGGAAATTAGCATTCGCCGATACCGTGATGTTGTTCGCCGTGACATTCCCGGCCTCCTGATAGGCAACCTTGATCTCGTTTGCGGTCGCGTTCTCTCCAAAGAGCTGGTTGAACAGGGCCGCCTGAAACCGGGCCATCTTAGCCTTTCCGCTGATCTTCCCCGTTCCCCTGGCCACATCTATCGGAAACTGGGACATGCCGTATAGCTCTTTCACGCCGAACGAAAAGTCAAGACTCACTTCCTGCATCGCCCCGAAGGGAATGGGGGTAGGAGTTGCAATGTTATTTCCTGCCAGATTGATCATGGGGATCGCCCACATGGTTCCTGATCCAAAATGTGTTTGCATTGTAATTCCTCCTTTACGTGGTTAAAATCTCAATAGGGATGATCGCCACTTCCTGTTGTCCCAGGACGCCCTCAGTCGTTTCGATAGTCCCTGAGATCCAGCAATGGCTCACCAGCCCGCCTAAAGTTTGCATGGGTCCATCCTCATCGCTCGGAGGGAAAAGCGCCTCTATCGCGTCAAGGATGGGGTTGAGTATGATCGCCGGGGAGGCTTGAGGATCGTCCCCGGAATTGACATACAAATAGAGATCGACGTTGAGTCTCCATTTCGTAGGGAGATATAAGACTTGTTCGGGCATTTCATTTTTCTGGATCTGGAAAAGCGCCGGTTGCTCCGCAGGTGAGACGTCCGACCAATGGCGAAGCCTCCGTGAAACAGTCGTAACCCCTTCGATGCTTTGAAGGAGAGCAAACAGGGATGAATAGATCGGTTCTCTACTTATCGTCATCTTCTGATTACCTGTAACAGGGCATCCTCGAATTTTGCCCTAATCTCCGGTTCCATCTCGTTAAGGGCTGTTCTGAGAAATGACCTCTCGGGTATCTTCGAGCCGGGGTGACTTACCGAACGGAGTACGGTTAGGCCACCCTTCCCTTGTCCAGGTCCCCAGGAGGCACGAAAAGCCAGCGCCCGCCCCTTCTTCGGCATAATCATGTGGGCCTTTGTCTGGCCTCCGTATTCGTGAATAGCCGCATATTCGGTATTGGTTCCTACCTTGCCCGTAAGGCTGATATCATTCCATCTGACAAGAGGGGTTATGCTTCTCCATAATTTTCCACTTCTGTTTTTGAGAACTTGACCGTGTAGCTTTTCCTCTTTCACTTTTCGCGTCAGGGTGATAACAAGTCGCGCCATGGACTGATTCAGCTCCCCCTTGATCCGGGGGTAAGCCGTCTCCAACCATGCCTTGAGTTTGTCATCACCTACGAGCGTCGCTTTTAT